TGAAGGAATAGATTTTTATGTTCCTGGTTCTGGAATTCTATTTGACGATGGAGTTTATTTAGATTTAACTGCGACACCTGGTGTTACTATAACATTTACGTAGGATTAAATTGTGGCTATAATTACTTTCAAAGTCACCGTAGCAACGGGGACAACTCAATATGGAACCGGTAATAGATGGTATATTAACGGAGAGTTAGCTCCTGTACTTTATTTACAAGAAGGTAATACATATATTTTTGATACTTCTGATAATAGTAATACTACACACTATTTTGCATTTTCTACAAATCCAAATAATTCACCAGCAGCACCTTATACAACAGGTGTAACTACTACTGGCGTTCCTGGTCAAGCTGGATCAAATACAACAATTAATGTTGCACCAGTTAGAACTACCGGCGCTCCTGTATTATTTTATTATTGTACAGTTCATAGTGGTATGGGTAATGCTGCTCAAACAATTGCACCTACATCAGGCACTACTGAATTTGATCCTCAAATGGATGATATCATTGAGGAAGCTTATGAAAGAACAGGAGAATTAGGAACTAGAACAGGTTATCAATTAAGATCTGCAAGACGATCATTAAATATTCTTTTTCAAGAATGGGGAAATAGAGGTGTACATTTATGGAAAGTAAAATTAGCAAAAGTACCATTAATAGAAGGTCAGGCTGAATATAGTTATGCAAGTGATTCAACTAATTTTCCAAGTGATATAAGTGATGTTTTAGAAGGTTATTATAGAAATAATTCAACAACAACAGCACCAGTAGATGTTGCACTTACAAAAATAGATAGATCTACATATTCACAAACACCAAACAAATTATCTAAAGGTACTCCTTCACAATATTATGTAGAGAGAAAATTAAACCCAAGTATTTTTTTATATACAACACCAAGTTCAAGTGTATCAAGCACAACTACACCAAGTAGTTTTCAATTTTGTTTTTATTATTTAGCAAAGATACAAGACGTTGGTGGTTATTCTCATACAGCAGATGTAGTAAATAGATTTTATCCTTGTATGATGTCAGGACTTGCATACTATTTAAGTATGAAAGTTTCACCTGAAAGAACACAAGAGTTAGAGAGAATTTATGAAAGTGAAATGTTAAGAGCACTTGATGCAGATAATCAAGGTACATCTAGTTTCATTTCACCACAAACCTTTTATGGAGATGGAGTATAATGGGTAAATATGCGTCTGGTAAAAGATCATTAGCAATATCAGATAGATCTGGTATGGCTTTTCCATATACAGAAATGGTTAGAGAATGGAATGGGTCTTTAGTTCATACTTCAGAGTATGAAGCAAAGCAACCACAACTTCAACCAAAACCTGTTGGAGCAGATTCAATAGCTTTATATAATCCAAGACCTCAACCCGCTTCAGTTGCAAGTTTAATTTTATTAGAGCCTAATCCTTTCACAAGTATTATTTATAGTGGCACAACTTATGTAAATGTTTATTCACAAGATCATCAAAGAAGTGCAGGAGACGTTGTAAGATTTAGAGGACCACCTGTTGTAACAAGTGCAGGTGTAGGAGGTGCAGACGAAGCTGACCAAAGAAATTTACAAGCTTTTATAAATATACCTACCTTTGATAATGTAAGTGATTTAAATAATGCAAATGGTTTTACTATTGCATTAGGTCAAATTGATTCAGCAGGAAATATTACAGGAGCTACGACATCAGATTCTTTAACTAATCCAATAAATTATTTTTATATAACAAGCACTAGTAATGCAACGTCTGGTAATATACAAGGTGGGGGAGATAACTGTTCAGCAGGACCAGTAACACTTAAGGTAGTAAACGGATAATGGCATATACTTTAACAGATTTACAAACAGATATTAGAGGATACACAGAAGTAGGAAGTAATGTTTTTACAGATTCTGTTGTAAATAGATTTATTCAAAATGCAGAAAATAAAATTTATAGAGAAGTCGATTCAGATCAAGACAGACATTACGCAACATCAAGTTTAATTATAGGTAATCGATATGTAACTATACCTTCAGATTTAAGATTAATTAGGTATGCTCAACTTACAGATTCAGCAGGAAATCAATATTATTTAGAGCAAAGAGATACTAGTTTTATGGCAGAATATTATTCTACACCTGATACAGCAGCTGTAGATATACCAAAATACTATGCTAATTGGGATGAAGAATTTTGGGTAGTAGCCCCTACTCCTGATAAAACATATAGTATCACTCTAGCATATAATAAAGAGCCAGTTAGTTTAACAGATGCCACAGTCAGTGGAACTGGAACCTTTTTATCAAATAAATATCAAGATCTTATTCTATATGGATCTCTTGTGAATGCATATGGATACTTGAAAGGTCCGCAGGATATGTTACAATACTATCAAGGAGCTTATGAAAAAGCACTTTACTCGTATGCGATTGAACAACAAGGTCGTAGACGCCGAGACGAATATCAAGATGGGGTTATTCGTACCGTTTTAGAATCAAAAAATCCATCAAGTAATAAATAAATAAGGAGATAAAATATGGCAAATATAATACCGTTCGCATTTAGAGGAGAACTCTTTTCGGGAACACATAATTTTTCAAGTGGCGGAGATTCATTTAAAATAGCATTGTACACATCCATAGCTGGATATAGTACATCAAGCACAGCTTATCTTACTGCAAATGAAGTAGCAGGATCTGCTCCTGGTTATACAACAGGTGGACAAGTTTTAGGTTCGCAAGCGGTTGCTTCAGGTACTGCAGTAGCGTCTGTTGACTTTGCTGATTCCTCACTAGCTAGTGCTACATTTGGTGCAGCAGGAGCAGCTATTTATAATGATGACAAATCAGATAAATTATGTGTTGTATTAGATTTTGGAGGAACAAAAACGGCTACTAATGGTACGTTTACAATTGCTTTCCCTGATCCTAGTACACCGGCAAATGCAATTATAAGTATGAGTTAAGGAAAAATTTATGGCTTTAGTAATAAATGATAGAGTAAAAGAAACTAGCACTACTACAGGTACAGGCACGTTAAATCTTGCCGGTGCTGTAACAGGTTTTGTAACTTTTGTTTCGGGAATAGGTAATAGTAATACAACTTACTATGCTATTTTTGAACAAGGCACTAACAATTTTGAAATAGGAATTGGTACAGTTACTGATGCAACACCTGATACTCTAGCAAGAACTACAGTTTTAAATAATTCTGCGGGTAACACATCTAAAATAAATTTTTCAGGCACTTTAGATGTATTCTGTACATTGCCTGCAAGTAAATCGGTTTATCTGGATTCAACAGGTAACCCAGTAGGAGCAGCGTCAGCTGGCTTTGCATTAGCAATGGCAGTGGCGTTATAAAAATAGGAAAAAAATATGGCACAAGATTTTAGAAACGTATTAGTAAGAACAATTGGAACAGGTGATACTACTTTATTAGCAGCTGGGGATTTTGATGCAGTAATAGGTATTAGATGTTGTAATATTTTAACATCAACAATTGCAATTGATGTTAAGATTGCTAAAGGCGGAGACGACTACTTTTTAGCAAAAGGCGTTAGTATTCCACCAAATTCTGCTATTGAATTAATTCAAGGCGGAGCAAAAATTGTTTTAGCTAATGGTGATACGTTAGAAGCAGTCTCTAATACAGCAAGTAGTTTAGATGTGGTTCTTTCGTTCATCGATACAATTAGTTCGTAAGGAGTATTATGACGGCAATAGTAAATGGAATCCAATATATTGGAGGACAGACATCACCGGATGAATTTATAAAAAATCAAGCAGGTACGATTGATGGTACGCAAACTGTTGAGAACGGAGTTCTTGCAGGTCCTATCACTATACCTGGAACAATAACAGTAACAGGAGTATTAGTCATTGTCTAAAATAGAAGTAAATACAGTTGACGTACAATGTGGATCTACATTAACTTTAGGTTCATCAGGTAAAACAGTTACATTAGCAACTGGTGCATCTCAATCAGGTTTTGGTAGAACAGGAACTGTTGATTGGTGTACTACAGCTAAAACCTCACCTTTTACAGCAGTTAATGGCGATGGATTTTTTGTAAATACTTCAGGAGGAGTTGTTACAGTTACTTTACCCTCAAGTCCAACAGCAGGGTCTATTATAGCTTTAAAAGATTATGCAAATACTTGGGATACCAACGCGGTAACTCTTTGTAGAAATGGATCAAAAATTAATGGTGTTTGTGCAAATACAAATTTAAGTACAGAATCACAATCAGTAACTTTAATTTACGTTGATGGCACAAAAGGTTGGCAAGATATTCACGATTCAACTTCTAATGTTTCAGGTAATCCTGGTTTTATTACAGCAACAGGTGGAACTATAACAACAGTTGATACAAATTATAAAGTTCACACTTTTACAGGTTCAGGATGTTTTGCTGTTACTAATACTTTTGGAGCAGGTGTTGGAGCAAAAGTTTCTTACGCAGTTATAGCAGGAGCAGGCAGTGGAGGTTCTTCAAACAATGGTAATATGGGTGCAGCTGGAGGTGCTGGAGGTTTTAGAGAAGGTAAACAGGCTTGTGGTGGCTACACAGCAAGTCCATTAGCAGCTACTCCTTGTTCAGGTTTACCTGTTTCAGTACAAACTTATCCAATTACAGTAGGTGCAGGAGGAGCAACTGTATCAGGTGCAAGTCTTGGTAACGTAGGTTCAAATTCAGTTTTTAGTACAATAACATCAACTGGTGGTGGTAAAGGTGGTTCAGGAAATCCAGTAACAGCAGGTGGTAATGGTGGATCAGGTGGTGGCGGAGGTGGTGGTGGTAGTGGAGTTGCAGGTGGATCAGGTAATACTCCCCCAGTAAGTCCTCCACAAGGTAATAATGGTGGAGGTTCAAGACCAGGCCCAGGTCCATCTTATGATTCATCTTCAGGAGGAGGTGGAGGAGCAGGTGGTGCAGGTAGTCCTAGTCCTGATGGTAACACAGCAGGTGCAGGTGGCGCACATATTAATACTTCTATAAATGCAAGTGATACAGAATACGCAGGAGGTGCAGGTGGCACAGCAGGGTGTACTCCAGGATGTAGAGGAACTCCAGGAGGCGGAGGTGCAGGTAATGGTTCAAAACCTGGAGGTGCCAATGCGGCAACTGCAGGAACAGCAAATACAGGTGGTTCAGGTGGAGGTGGTGGACAGTCAAACCCTGCAAGTGGAGCCGGAGGTTCAGGTGTGGTAATAATAAGATATAAATTTCAATAATTATGACAAGTACAATTAAAGTAGATAACATACAAAAAGTTTCAGACGGATCTAGCATCATTAAAAAATGTGGATCAACTATTACAGTTGGTTCGTGCGGAGCTACTGTTGCATTAGCATCAGGCGCTTCACAAACAGGTTTTGGTAGAACAGGAACAGTTAACTGGTGTACGACTGCCAAGACATCGCCTCTTACAGGAGTAAGTGGTAATGGTTATTTTATAAATACATCAGGCGGAGTTGTAACAGTTACCCTTCCTAGTTCACCTTCAGCAGGAGATATTATTGCAGTTGCTGATTATGCTTCATCTTTTGCAACTAATAATGCTACACTTGGTAGAAATGGATCAAAAATAAATGCTGGAGAAAATAATTTAATTTTAAGTAAATCAGGTTTATCTGCAACTTTAGTATATGTAGATGGAACTAGAGGTTGGAAACAAGTTAATGACGCTACAGAAAATTTATCAGGTACTCCTAATTTTATAACAGCAACAGGTGGAACAATAACAACTGTGGATACAAATTTTAAAGTTCATACGTTTACATCAAGTGGTACTTTTGCAGTAACACAAGGACAAGTTCCATCTAATAATAATATTTCATATACAGTAATAGCTGGTGGTGGAGGCGGAGGTGGAGATCACGGAGGTGGAGGTGGTGCAGGTGGTTTTAGAGAAGGTAAAGATAGTGCTGGTGGTTATACAGCTTCTCCTTTAGTAGCTCCAGCAGGAATAGCAGTTACATCACAAGGTTATCCAATTACAATAGGTGCTGGTGGTGCGGCTGGAGCAGCGCAAGTTCCAGGTTCTCCAAATTATCCACAAGGATCAAAAGGGGTTAATGGTTCTCCTTCAAGTGCATTAGGAATTACATCAGCAGGTGGAGGAGGTGGAGCAAAAGAACCTAGTTCACCAAGTCCAGGACCAAATGATGGACAAGGATTATCAGGAGGTTCAGGTGGAGGTGGTAGTTACACTTCATCAGGAAAACCTTTAGCAGGAAAAGCAGGAGTTGGAAACACACCTCCAGTTGCTCCAGCGCAAGGTACAGATGGTGGTCAAGGTCCAATAGGTTCACCCTCACCAGTAAATTCATCAAGTGGTGGTGGTGGAGCAACTGTTGCTGGTTCAGCTACAAATCCAAGTGGTGCAGGTGGTGCAGGTGGTGCAGGCGCAACAACTTCAATTAATGGAACTCCAACAGCAAGAGCTGGAGGAGGAGGTGGAGGTGGAGGTTCAGGTCAACCAGCAGGTGCAGGTGGATCAGGTGGTGGTGGAGCAGGTACAGCAAGCTCTTCAGCTTGTGCAGCTGCAACAGCAGGAACTGCCAATACAGGTGGAGGAGGTGGAGGAGCATATCCAGATTCATCAAGAGGTGGTGCAGGTGGTTCAGGTGTGGTAATGATAAGATATAAATTTCAATAATTATGAGTACAATTAAAGTAGATAAAATAGAAAAAAGATCAGGAAGCACACTTACATTAGGTGGCCCAGGCACAGCAGTAACTTTAGCTTGTGGTGCCACACAAACAGGTTTCGGTAGAACAGGAACTGTTGATTGGCAAACAGGATCAATTAAAACTTCTACATTTACAGCAGCAAATGGCGAAGGCTATTTTGCAAACACATCAGGCGGAGCTTTTACTATGAATTTACCAGCAGGATCAGCAGGTAATATTGTATCAGTTGTAGATTATACAAACACATTCCAAACAAATGGTTTAATAATATCACCAAATGGTTCACAAAAAATAGGTGGTGTAGCTGCAAACGTAACATTATCAACAAAAGGTCAATCAATAACTTTAGTATATGTAGATGATACAGAGGGTTGGAAAAATACTATGGATTCAACTTCTAATATAATAGGTACACCTAATTTTATAGTAGCAACTGGTGGAACAATAGTAAATTGTGGTAATTTTAGATCTCATATATTTACAGGTTCTAGTAATCTTGTAATTGATACTGCTCCAACACCAGCTAACAATACAATTAATTATTTTGTAGTTGCAGGTGGTGGCGGTGCAGGTGGTTGTGGACAAGGGGCCGGAGCCGGAGCAGGTGGTTTTAGAATGTTCTCATCAGCACCTGGTTCAAATTCACCTTTGAATGCACCAGCAGGTTTACCTGTTTCAGCATCAACAACATATCCAATTACAGTAGGTGGTGGTGGAGCAGCGGGTGAAGTAGGTGGTGCTGCAGGATCAAATGCAGTTTTTTCAAGTATAACTTCTGCTGGGGGTGGAGCAAGCACAGGACAAAATGTGGCTGCACCAGCTTTTCCTGCGGGATCAGGAGGATCAGGAGGTGGACAAAGAGGTGAAAATCCTAATGGAGCAAGTGTATTTAGTGGTAACACACCACCAGTATCACCATCACAAGGAAATAATGGTGGAGCAGGTGGAACAAGTTCTCCCAATAGAGGAGGTGGAGGCGGTGGAGGAGCAGGAGCAGTTGGAGCAACTGCTAGTAATAATACTGGTGGAGCAGGTGGAGTAGGTTCTTATATTGCTAATCCATTTTTTGGACCAACAGCTCCAAGTTATGGAACTCCAGGTCCAGTAAGTTCAACAAGATTTTTTGCAGGTGGAGGAGGAGGTGGAACAGAAGGACTTGATCCAAACCCAGGAGGTAATGGTGCAGGAGGTTCAGGTGGAGGAGGACAAGGTGGTCCAGGTCCAGCAGCAGCAGGAGCAGGAGGACCGGGAACAACAAACACAGGTGGAGGTGGAGGAGGTGTTTCAAGACAAGGACCAGGTACTGGTAATCCACCAGGAACAAGAGGTGGAAATGGTGGTTCAGGTATAATAATAATAAGATATCAATTTCAATAGTTGAAATGAATTAACAAATAAGATATAAGGAGAAACATTATGGCACATTACGCAAAACTAGGAATAAACAGTAAAGTTATAGGAGTAGAAGTTGTAGCTGATGCTGATTGTCAAAACGCTAGTGGTGTTGAAGATGAAGAAGTAGGAAGACAGTTTATGGAAAGAATCCATAGCTGGCCTTTATGGAAAAAAACATCTTACAATACAGCTGGTGGACAACACAAAGACGGCGGAACACCTTTAAGAGGTAACTACGCAGGTATAGGTATGACTTATGATGAAGATAACGATATTTTCATTGGTACTAAACCTTACGCTAGTTGGACTTTAAATGTATCAGAAGCAAGATGGCAATCACCAATAGGTGATGCTCCAGCATTATCTGAAGCAGAAACAGAAACTCATATATATGAGTGGAATGAATCTACAGGTGCTTGGGATAAAACAGCTAGATAACACACTTGACATTTTAATTAGAGTTAATTACATATCATATAGGTATGCAAAAGAAAGTATTAACAGAAGTAGATCTTTATACAGGTAAAATTCAAATGCCTAAAGGCTTTGATATTGATCGCGATAAAATAAGAAACGACATTATAGAATCTTTTGTTAAAAAAAATAGAATTAATAATAATCCACAAGCTTATGCTTTTGATGATTATGTTGTACCTTTCTCTCAACCCTTACAATGGATGCAAGATTACGTTAGAGATCATTGGAGATTAGACTATCATAAAACTTTAGTGCAAAAAAATGTGCACGGTAATGTTATGCATCCTAAAGAAAAGTCTTGGACAAGACATCAAGTTGATCCTGTTGATTTACGTAACTCACCAGACTACACGCTTATTTATGGTATTGATGTTAAAGAAGGTTCTTCAGAATGTATTATCGAATATGATGATAACAGAAGAAAAAATAGAACTTGGCATTTACCTATAAAGAATAATGAATTTATAATGTTTCCAGCTACTAATAAATATTCTTTTTCACCTAATACTTCAAACGGCTTAAATATAATTTTAACAATTAACTATGAATATATCTAATTACTATTGGTACTTTGAATCTGCAATACCATCACGAATATGTGATCTTATTGTTAAATATGGTAAAGCAGAAAAACAAAGAGAAATTATGGCCATTACAGGTGGCTTTGGTAGAGATAGAGATTTAAATAAAAA